AAAAAACATCTTGCATTACTCGAAGACCTTGGAGACGCGGAGGTTCACGACCCAAAACATCGAAAGACTTTAGCTATGCTGATCGAAAACGAAATCGGCTTAGATAAAATCGAACTCGACGAAAAGGGGAAAGTTAAGAATTCCGCCGACATTATCAAACGTTATAAAGAAGATAAGTCTTATGAGCTAATGTTTGGTAAAACAGTTGCAAGGGGTCAACAGCATAATACGGGAGATATAGACGATGGAAAAGATTTCTTCACTCAAGACGAAGTTCGTACTATGTCACAAGACCAAGTAAACAAAAATTTAGAAAAAATTAACAAATCCATGTCAAAATGGTAATTAAAGGAGTTATAAAAAATGGCTATTAAAAATTTTATTAATACCGTCTTTGCCGCGAACCTTATCGAGGCCTTGCGCAAAATACACGTGTTCGCATCAGTGGCAGATCGAAGTTATCAGGGACAAATAACTGCTCTTGGCGATAAAGTAAAAATAAACCAAGTAAGTGATGTAACTATCAATGCTTATTCAAAAGATAGCGATATTGCACTGCAAGACCTTGACGACGCTGCTTCCGAGTTGACAATTGATCAAGCGTATTATTTTGCTTTTAAGGCAAATGATATCGAGGCAATCCAAAGGAAGGGAGCCATCCTCAGTGCGTCACAAAACAAAGCTGCTTATGGGCTTGCCAACACCGTCGATTCTTATATTGCAGGATTATATGCTCAGGCAGGATTAACAAGTTATGCCACCGGGACAACCCCTTGGGACGTCACTTCGTTAAACGTAATTGATGTTCTTTTGGATATAAAAGAGAAAATGGCAAGAGTACCGCAGCAAGGAAGATTCTTAATCGTTCCCGAATGGTTTCATGGCAAATTAAATCTTGCTGGTTTAACGACTAAATCAGATAACAATGCAATCTTTACAAATGGGATGGTTGATCGTATCGAAGGATTTGATATTTTAGTTTCTGAAAACGTTTCTGCCTCTACCGGTACACCGACATGGGATCAGACAAGAATACTTGGTGGAGTTCGCGGAGCTTCATGGGCTTTTGCAGATGGTGTAAATGAAGTTGAAGCGTACAGACCTGAAAAACGATTTGAAGACGCAGTAAAAGGATTATATCTCTTTGGTGCGAAAGTATTACGTCCCGACATGACGGTTTGCGCTTATTGTGATAAAACAGCTGAAGCAAGTAGCTAAGGAGGTAAAAAATGAGAGGAGTTTATTTAAATAAATTAATTAATACCGATAATCGTGTAAAAGCATTATCGGATAATTTCGGCATTCATTATTATGTAAATGGTTGGGACGGATTAGATACGAACGACGGTAAGAGTTGGGAAAAACCATTTCTAACTATGACAAAAGCCTTTGCTGTAATTGCAAGTGGTGACACTATACATTTAGCTGGTAGGATTACAGAACAATTGACAGCCCCGCTTGGTGTGTTCGACGTAACTATAAAAGGTGAATCGCCGGGACATCCGAGACAGAGTACAAATAGCGGTGCGCAGGCAGGTTATTCGGCTTATTGGCTATATGATGCAGATGACACAGTAGCATTACTAACGCTTAGGGAACAAGGCTGGAGAATTGAGAACATTTGTTTCCAAGCACCCGCTTCAACAGCGACAACAGCCTCCGCTATTTTAATGGTAAGGGCTGAGAATGCAACCTATCCCGATCCTTCACATGTAATTATAAAGGATTGTTATTTCGCAGGTGGTGGCAATGCAATAATTGATTCTGGTGGTGTTGGATTTGTAACGCTCGAGAACAATACTTTCTATGCACAAACCGGATTTTCAGTACAGAATATTGCAGGTGCCGGTATAGCTGCTCCGTTAATGTGGGTAATAAAAGGCAATCGCTTTTTAAGCATGACGAATGGTGTTTATTCTGCTTTCTCGCATGCAGTTATTACAGGGAATGTTTTTACTGATGGAGGAACTCCGAACACAACTGTAGTGCTTAATACAGCAGCTTTAGGAGGTGGCGGAAATAACTTTGTTATTGACAATTATTTCCAGACAGCCACAGCAAACTTTAACACGCCTGATGTAGTAGGCAATGCAACTGATGTATGGTATAATAGTTCAATCGATGCAGCAGAAACAGGTCAGCCTGCATAATTAAAAAATATTTATAGGAGAATAAAATAAAATGGGACATACAGCAACAGCAACAATAACAGCAACCGCATTGGTTAAAGATACAATTTCCGCCGATCTTATTGCAACAAGTGGAACTGCTTTTACCGATGCTTCGACATTAGAGGTGGCATATCCGAGAGAAGGTAAATTACTTTTAGTGATAAAACAAACCGCCGCAGATACTAAAACAGTTACTCTTGAAGGCGGGGAATATCATGCCGGGGTATTGGGAGATTATACTTTCAATGCCGGGCAAAACGATGTCCTCTATTTGTACCCATCCAGTGATAGATTCAAAGATTTCGATGGAATGTTGAATCTTACATTCGGTACAGGTGCAACTGGATTTGTTTTAGCAATCTCTTTGCCTTATTAATTATTAATTGAATGCCGGAGAAATCCGGCTTCACTTTAGGGATAATATATGCCATTAGAAAAATGTGAATGTGGTTTAAGAATGCGACCTTCTTTTCTTAAGGTGCATCAAAAGCGTTGTGTAAAAAGAATCCGTATGCTTAGACAGCAACAGAGACAGCAAGTTACACAAACGATTGATTACAGAATTGATAAACTTTCTGAATTCGAGATTGATGTTAAGGATTATGATTTAGAGAAAATGCCTGATGTTTTGTTCAATGATTTAGTTGATAAGCTGGTTGCATTGAAAAAAGAAAAAGAGAATAAGGAATTATTCCTTAAATCACAGAAACAGATTGAAGATGAGAAAAAAGAACAGTTAGAGATTGAAGCCAAAGAAAAGATTAAAAAAGAAAAGCAAAGAATGGATAAAGAAGAATCGCTAAGATTAGAACAGGCAAAAAAAGCGTCTGAATATGAAAATAAGATTAATGATGAAAAGGATAAACGTGAAAAAATAGTTGCCGGAAAGTTAAAGATAAAGCCTAAGATTACCTTAGAGCAAGAAACGGAAAACAATATTAAGAAAATTGATTCATTAATCGAAAAATCAATTGATGCACTGCCTAAAAAAGTAAACGATGAAAATATCTCTATACCAGAGAATCCTAAAAAGAAACCAGTTAAGACAAAGTCTAAGAAGGTGAAAGAATGAAAAAAATATTTTGTTTGTTAATTCTTTTATTGGCAGGAAATTTATTCGCACAAATACAGGCGTATGATACATCGGGAACTAAGAAGTTTATAAAAGTAGACACAAATGGTTATCCAATAGTTAGCGGAGTTTCGACAGCAGCTAACCAAACAAGCGGCGGACAAAAAACACAGGTTGTTTATACAGTATCAACTTCAGTAGCAACTTTTGATTCTGCTGCAACAGCAACGGACACAACAGACCTTGGAAGTGTTAAGGAAGTTTTGGGATTTTTCGCCTCTTCTACTTTTGATTCAAGTGCGGTGACAATGGATATAAATTTAAGCGGTACTGCTTTGTATAGCGTTTGGAGTGAGACGGCGCAGTTTAGTGTAAATCTTGATTCAAGTGGATTGGTATATTTCGATAGTCCGATTATTGCAAGAAAAATCAAACTTAATTTCACAGCGCAAAATAGTACGGCAAGTATAACTTTAATTTATAAGTGAGGCGTTGAATGCCGATAATCACAGCCGCAGAAGTTAAGGCGATAGGTTTACAGACTACCGCAACAACATGGGACACGTTAATAGCAACGCTTATCCCTATTGCTCAATCGAAAATATTAAAATATTGCGGAATGAGATACTTCTTAAATAAAGACGTTCAAATTTCGGGAACTGGGATTACTTTGGTAAGTGGAACGCCCGCAACGATCGCGGATTCTGATAGCGGTTTTGTGGACGCGGATTTTGTCGCTGGCGACTATAAGATTTACGGCACATCACACAATAATAAAATAGTGACCGTTCAAACAGTAGCCGCCGCAACATTAACACTTGCAACGGGCGAGACTTTGGTT